CTCCATATTTATTTTCTTTATATTCATTTTCTCCATATTTATTTTCTCCATATTTATTTTCTTTATATTCACATTCTCCTGATTCATATTCTCCAGATTTACATTCCTTTGATTTGCATTCCTTTGATTTACATTCCTTTGATTTGCATTCTCCATATTTATTTTTTTCAGATTTATGTTCTTTAGATTCATGTTTTAACTTTTTTTCTTCCAAGGTTTTATGTTTTTTTGGAATTTTCACAGGTTTGACAAGATGATTTTCAAAATTTAACATGTTTAGCGACTCCATCAATTCTTTTTTTGATTTTCTTCCTCTTTTTGATTTTAGAACAACATTGACATTCTCCAATTCTAATTCAGATTCTTCTTCAGCTACAAACATTATTTTATTATATTTATTTAAATTGTTTTTAAATGTGTTTTTAAATGTGTTTTTTCCAAAAAATATTATATTTTATTTTAACATAAATACAATGTAATTCATTATTAATTAACTGATGAGTAGTATTCCATGGATTGAAGCATATCGTCCAAATAATTTTGATGATGTTGTATTAGACCCATATAATAAACAACTTCTTCAAAATGTCATATCTTCTGAACATTTTCCAAATTTATTATTTTATGGCCCTCCGGGAACAGGAAAAACAACAACAATTATTAATTTAATCAATCGATATCAAGAAACACATTATACAAAAAATAAAGAATTGATGATACATTTAAATGCATCGGATGAAAGAGGTATCGATGTTATACGTAACCAAATTTATCAATTTGTCAATTCTAAAAATTTATTTGCAAAAGGGTTGAAATTTGTTATATTAGATGAAGTAGATTATATGACTAAAACAGCTCAACAAGCATTAAGATATTTATTGCAAAATCATACAAACAATGTTAGATTTTGTTTAATTTGTAATTATATTAGCAGAATTGACGAAGGATTACAACATGAATTTGTTAAATTAAGATTTAATCAATTGCCACGAGAAGAAATATTTATTTTTTTAAGAAATATTTCTGAAAAAGAAAAATTAAATTTATCAGATGATACATTAAATGAAATTCAACATTTATATGAATCTGATATTCGTAGTATGATAAATTTTATGCAATCAAATCAAGATAATATTAATAATGTAAAAGTTATTAGCAATGATACATGGATAGATTTATATAATAAAATTGCATGCAAAACATCGATGAATGAACTCAATATTTTTATTAAACAAATTAGCATAGAATATAATATTGATAAAAAAAATATAATTAATAGTTTTTTTCTTTTTTTAATTAAAAATAATGATGATATTTTAAATCCTACCTTTTTAAATTTTTTAGAAAATATAATTCATATGGAAGAATGCAAGTCAAAATATTATGTAAATTATTCGCTAAATCGACTTCTTAAATTATTATAATGGTCTATTCTTAAATTTAATTTAATTATAAAATCATTTGGTGGAGAAAATTTGCTCGGATCGAAACAATTTGTTTTTAAATTAAATTCATTATTGTTATTATTATAATATTTGGTCTCTAGTTTTTGATTTTTATTATTTATTTTTATTGGTTTACTTTTTTCAGGAGTGTTCATATGATTCTATAATAGAAAATAAAAAAAAATGAAAATATATTTTAAAATGAATTTAAAAACAATTACTAAAATCTATATAAAGAAAGTAAATGTCTTTATCAGAAAATAACTTAAATAATGAGTGGGAAGCATTTATGACATCAACTAATGAAGTTGATGATGATGATACAACTGCTGTTAAATCTTCAAAAAATAATTTTGATTCTACAAATATAGAAATGTACATTAATACACAACATATTCATTTATTTGAAAATGTTGTCCCTCCCGAATCAACCCCCATATACATTTCTACTAAATCAAAAATATCATATCTAAATATTCCAATTAATTTGGATATATTTTGGAATATCCCCATCACATCATATTGTATGGCTTTAGAAGGATGTATTAAAAAACAAGCTAAAATAACATCTTTCTCAAGAGATGAACTTGATGAAGTTCAAAATAAATTATCGCGTGAGATTTATGTTGAACAACACATTGTATGTCATGTAGACAATTCAACCGGTAGAAACATTAAATTTAAAGATACTCGAAAGGTTTCAATTGGAATTTGTAAAAAAGATTTGACAAATAAAATTAAATCAAAACAGGCATTTTATAATTGTTTGGCTATGATTATGCGTTTTAAAATTGATGGAAAATTTCGCGAATTTCATGTTAAATTGTTTAATACGGGAAAAATAGAAATTCCAGGAATTAAAACTGATGTAATGTACCAATATGTTTTGGATAATTTTATTGAATTTATTCAACAATTTCATCCAGATACACCGATTCATTGCAAACCAAAAAATGACATTGTTCTCATTAATTCAAACTTTAATTGTGGATTTTATATTAATCGTGAAAATTTAATTCAAATTCTTAAATACAAATATAATATTCAACCGATTTATGATCCTTGCAATTATCCTGGCATAAAAGCACCATTTTATTATAATCCAGATTTAAATGTTCAAACTGGTATTTTACCAAGACAAGAAGATAAAGACAAGGATAAAGATAAATATAAAAATGTTATTAAAATTCATTGTTCTATTTTTAGAACAGGAAGTGTGTTAATTCTTGGAACTTGTGATGAAATTATATTACAAGAAGTTTATGAATTTGTCACAAATTTACTCAAAACTGAATTTAAATATATATGTAGCAATTTAATTGATGATACAAATCGTCCAAAAAGCAACAAGGATAAAAAAAGAAAATCTCAAAAAAAATTCGTTGTTATTGAAGATACTGAAGGCATTGAAGTGGTTGAAGGGGTTGAATGTGAGGATGAGGAAGATGATGATGAACTTATATTTTAAATATTTTATTTTTTATTTTTTATTTTTTATTCAAATACTTTCAAATGATAAAAAATAAAATATTTAACAAAAATATAATAAAATGAATTTAGAATTAAAAAAATTTGATATGCGTTCGATTACATTTAAAGCAAATGAAAGCAAAGGCCCAGTGATTGTTTTAATTGGTCGTCGTGATACTGGTAAATCTTATTTAGTTAGGGATTTATTGTATTATCATCAAGACATTCCTATTGGAACAGTCATATCTGGAACAGAAGAGGGTAACGGATTTTATGGAAAATTGGTTCCTAAATTATTCATTCATAATGAATATAATACCGCCATAATTGAAAATATTTTGAAAAGACAAAAGCAAGTTTTGAAGCAAATTAATAAAGAAATGCTACAATTTAATAGAACAACAATTGACCCACGCACGTTCGTCATTTTGGATGATTGCTTATACGATAATTCATGGACACGCGACAAACTCATGCGTTGCCTCTTTATGAATGGACGACATTGGAAGGTCATGTTAGTGATAACTATGCAATTCGCTTTAGGGGTTCCTCCCGCACTGAGAACCAACATAGATTATGTTTTTATTTTAAGAGATCCTTACCTAAGTAATCGCCGACGAATTTATGAAAATTTTGCCGGAATGTTTCCAACGTTCGAGGCATTTTGTCAGATAATGGACCAATGTACCGAAAATTATGAGTGTTTAGTGATAAATAATAATGCCAAGTCAAATAAATTGCAGGACCAAATATTTTGGTACAAGGCAGAGGGCCACGGAGATTTCAGACTAGGGTCACGCGAATTCTGGGAATTATCTAAACAGTTAAATGACGATGAAGAAGAAGACCAATATGACCCGAATACCGTAAGAAAAAAAAGTTCTGGGCCAAGAATTGCTGTCAAAAAGACTAAGTGGTAGGTTGCTTTCGCTTTTTTAAAACAAAAATAAACAAAACTAAACAAAGGTGTACGTCGGTTTCACTTTTTAAAACAAAACCAAACAAACACCCGCATTCGATTTCGCTTTAAAAAATGAAAACAATATTTCGTAAATTAACTTAAAAACATCTCATATTATAAATGTATAATGGAAGCAATTAATATTATTGATATCATTGAAAACAATCCAATTACAACTCTTTCACAAACATACAACATAAAATTATTAGAAAAAATTCAATTAGAATTTTCAGATTTTGAACAACATTTGTTTTTATCCACTTTTTATTGTTATTTGAAATATAATCCAGTGAATGATTTTATTATTGATTTAGATCACGTATGGAATTGGTTAGGATTTGGACAAAAAGTAAACGCGAAACGAATGCTATTAAAAAATTTCATAGAAAATAAAGATTATATTAAACTACAATCAGAATCAAATAAACAAACAATTCACATAAAAGGAGGTCAAAATAAGGAAACATTCATGTTAAATATTGAAACATTTAAAAAATTTTGCTTAAAAGCTGAAACTAGAAAAGCAGACGAAATCCATGAATATTATATAAAATTAGAGAAATTAATACAAGAAATACACAATGAAGAAAGTAATGTATTGAGAATTCAGTTGCAACAAACTCAAAAATCATTATTAGAAATAACCCAAATGGCAGAATATGAAAAAAGAAAAGCAATTGAACAAACATTAATTAATCAATTTCCTCTTAATACAGAATGTATTTATTTTGGAACAATTGACAATACAAATGACAATTCAGAAAAATTAATTAAATTTGGACATACAAATAATTTGTCTGTCAGAGTTTCAGACCATCGCAAAACATACACTAATTTTATATTAGTTGAAGCATACAAAGTTCAAAATAAGGTTGAAATTGAAAATTTAATTAAAGCACATACTAAAATTAAAAAACAAATTAGAAATATAATCATTAATGACAAAACAAAAACTGAAATTATATCACACAATGAAACGAATTTTACAATTGATGATTTAAAAAAAAATATAAAAGAAATTATAAATTTAAGAACATACAGCATTGAAAAATTTAATAAAATATTAAAAGAAAATGAAGAATTATTAAAAAAAAATGAAGAATTGATTGATAGCAATGAAGAATTAAAAATAACATTAAAAAATTATGAAGAAACTATCACAAGGAAAACAATTGACATTGGAGAAATGAGACAAACAATAGAAGTTCAAGAACAATTGTTAAAAGATGATTCATGTGGAATGGAAATGGACAATGAATCAAATAAAGAGATAGAAATTGTTTATAAAAATCCATTGATTGCTAATGATGAAACAACTGATAAATTTAATGAATTTATAGATAAAATGTGCATTATTCGTCCAGATGTTGAAGAATCTTCTACAAATATGGAAGGTTCATTCAGAATTTGGAATAAAGTAAAACCAAAAAAAGAAATGTTTCACTTATTGAAAACATATTTAGACACAAGATTTAAACATGCTAGAATTCCAAATCAAAATAAAAATCAAGTTGTCCATGGTTATGTTGGTGTAAAATTGAAACCAATTCAATACACAAAAAAATATATTAATGATGATATTGAAACATTTTTATTTGAAGTTTGTAAATTTGCACCACATGGAAAAATATTAAATACGACATTACTTTCCGAATATCAACGATGGAAACAACAACTTGAAAAAGAAATATGCGATGATGATATGGCTAAAATAAAAGAATATTTGAATAATTGCGAATATTCTTTAAAAGCAACAGTACATATAGACCAAGTTTCAAATGAAGGTTATTATGGGATTCAACTGAAAAATGATGAACATAAATATAAAACGACATCTAGTACAGGAAAAAAAGTAGAAAAAGTTGATAATAATGCAGAAATTGTTTTACGAACATGGGAAACAATTGCGAAATCAGCAGAAGATGAAAAAATGTCGGCAGCAAAAATGTCTAGAAGTATTAAAAATAAAATAATATTCAACGATGATTATTATTATCGAGTTTCTAATTAAAATTAAATAAATTATTTTTTAATTTATTTAATTTATTTAATTTATTTAATTTATTTAATTTATTTAATTTATTTAATTTATTTAATTTATTTAATTTATTTAATTTATTTAATATTTATCTAACAATTTTTGAATTAATAAACTATTTCCCTTGGAATTGAATGCTGAATTATCATGCAATCTATGTTTTACCATAATGTCAGAACAATTATAAAATTTTTTCCCATCACGTTTTAATCTGAGCCATAAATCATAATCTTCAATACCATCAAGTTCATTGTTCCACCAACATAAATCTTTTCTTATGATTGAACTAGAATTAATGATTGGATTAAATTTTTTAAAATTAAAATTGCTGAAATCGCCAACTGGCAAATTTGGACCAGAATTTATTGTCCCATCTACTGTAAAATATGAACAATTTGTTCCAATAACATCGTATTTATTTATATAAATAACTTGCTTTTCTAATTTTAATTCATTCCAAATATCATCAACATCTAATAATGCTACATAATCATATTGACAATATTCCAACATGGCATTTAAAGTATTTGATTTACCTGACAAATGATGAAAATCAATTAATTTAATTTTATGAGATAATTCAGGATATTTTGATATGATACATTTAGTAAAATTATATACATTTGAATTTGGAGGATGTCCATTTATTCCAATAATCAATTCCCATTCAGTTAAAGTTTGACTAACAATTGAGTAAAATGATTCCGTAAAAAATTCAATTCCATTATATATCGGCATTAAAATACTTATCATGCTTTTATTAAATTAAGATAAAATTCTTTGAAACATGAACCAATTATCATATTTTATATTTTGTTCCATTGGTAAACAAAAATTATTTGGTTCTGTAAAAATGCAATCAATTAAAATTATTTGGTCATCTTTAACTAAATAATTATTTAAAAAATATAATTTTAATTTTGAATAATATGTTTCGTGCCACCAATTTAATTTATTTTTATGACAAATAAAAAATCCTCCAGCAACACTTACTTGATAATTAGGTATTTGATTTATGGGAAGTCCTTGTTCATTTTTAGCATTTATTGATGAGTATAACATCATTAAAAATGAAGTGTCATTGTTTACCATCGAATAATATATTTTTGAAGTATTCATTTTTTCAAAAAAAATAGGATTTGGCCATGAATTAAGTAAATTTGTATTCATATCATCATCTCTATTTCTAAAATATCCGACATCACACCATGCATAAAATTCTGTATTAAAATATTCTTCATCCATCGTTTTTTTTACCATATTTATTTTTTCACTCCAAAGCATATTGACTTTCCAATCAATCAATTGATTCAATGAAAAATTATTTACATGATTTAATTCCCATTCAGTTTTATAATTATATGTATAAAAATCTTCTAAATTATACATGACAATGTGAATATTTGAATTTTGTAAATATCTGTTTATTAAAGTATTTGAATTTAATATTTTTAAAGTTTCTTCATTTGTATAAAATACAACATTGCATTTAGACATAACTGATAAAAAATTTTCACACCATTGTAAAAAAATCGTAGTGTCACATTTTGCTTTTAAAATATAATAACATGTTGAAAAAGTTATTTTCATTATTATATTTTAATTGATTCTTTTATTTATTAATTTTACTTAATTCTTTTTATTTATTCCTTGTTTTTGTTCATTATTTATTCATTGTTTTTGTTAATTGTTTATTCCTTGTTTTTGTTCATTATTTATTGTTTTTTTTTTTTTGTTTTTTGTTTTTTGTTCTTTATGCATTTTCAGAAAATGGTCCACTAATTAATTCAGATTTTCCATGATCAGTTTCACCTGTTACAATATTATTTCCTTCAAATAATTCACTTCGAATGTCAGCTACTGAAATAGTTTCATTTTCAGAAAATGTTTTTTCTTGCGTGACAACTCCAACACCAATCAAATTTCCTTCTTCATCAACATCTTGAGTAATAGCACCACCATATTTTTCGGCATTTTTTTTATTATCATCAATTGCTTTTTGTTTTGTTTCTTTAACACGTTGTTCAAATGCATTTTTAGCAGCATTTTCATTTGTTTTCTTTTCATGAGCCAATTGATTTAATTCATCTTCCAAATATTCAACACGACCTGTCTTGTATGCTTCTGGTTCCCAAGGCAACCACGTTCCAATAGGTCCAACATAAACATCAAAATTTGGATCAGCTTCGCGTAGCATTTTTGCTCTCAATTCAGCTTCTTCTTGGGTTGAATAATTTCCTCTTGCTTTAAATCCACGAACTGATGTTTGAAAATTATTCTTAATATTGAATTTTTTCTCAAGTTCATGCTCACGATTATCTATGAATGTTTTATAATCGCTTTCTAATGAAGATGAGTTTACAATTGATTCACGCTCATCTTTAAGAAATTCTTCAAAATCAACAATAACTCCATCAAATTGAAGTCTATATTTATAAGAAATAAAATTTAAAAATTGATGAAATTTTTCCATAGATTTTGAAACTTCCCAATTCTTTAGGAATTCTTCAAAGAAAAATAACTCGCGCTGTTTAACAATTTTTTCAGGAGAAATAAAAGAAAAACACCCAAAATTTTGTCCAGCGATAGGCCGATCTACCTCCAATAAATCTACATATTTAGGATTTTCTTGGCCATTTTCACTCTTTCTTTTCTCGTACGTTGAATGTTTTGATTTTTTTCCCATCTTATTATTCATTAAACATTATTTTTTATTTAAGTTTTTATCGCAATTATATATTATATATTATTTCTAAATTTAATATTTTTTTCTTTTTAAATAATATATAATGAGTGGATTGTTCGATGTTAATGAATTAATCAAAAGAACCATTAAGTATCTTATTGAAGGTTTAATGGTTTCTATCGCTGCCTTTGCAATTCCAAAACGTTCATTGAACTTTGAAGAAATTATCGCTCTTGCTCTCACAGCAGCCGCAACTTTTGCAATTTTAGATACATATGTGCCTTCAATGTCTGTAAGTGCTAAGCAAGGAACAGGACTTGGAATTGGTCTTAGACTTGCAGGAGTAGTTGCATAAGTACAATTATATTATTTTATTATTTTATTTTTAAAAACAATAATTTAAAAATAATAATTAAATAATTATTGTTTTATATATAGGGCATCTCCCCATCCATGCTGAGTCATATTCGTTAATACTCTTTGAAAATTATATCTTAATAAAAAATCATCAATTTCTCCAATTAAAGCACAATTTTCATATAATTCTTTTTCATTTACTTCTAAATAAATAGCTTTTACATGTTGCATACTTTCTGTTGCACCTTTCAATGCCATTAATTCAGCACCTTGAATGTCAAAATTCCAAAAATTATATTTTGATGGTTCAATATTATTTCTTTTAAAAAAAGTATCAATTGTAATACTTTTTCCACTTATTTGTGATACATAAAATACAGAAGGATGTTCTTGTAAATGTGTTTTAAAATTTAATACACTAGACGATTGACCATTATTTGACACATTAAAAGTTATATCTTCATCATCTTTATCTGTAATAATAGCATTATATACATTTGGTATATGGCGATTCAATGCCATTTCAACTTTATGTGGCATTGCTTCAATCCATAAAATATTAGTCAATATTAATTTTAAATGTTGATTATAAAATTGAATTTCTTCACATTCATGAGCTCCTAAATGAAAAGCTCCAGTAATATTTATATTATGTCGATTTAAAATTTCTACAATTGTCTTTAAATTAATTAGCATTTATTATAATATATAATATAAAATATAAAATATAAAATATAAAATATAAAATATAAAATATAAAATATAAAATATAAAATATAAAATATAAAATATAAAATATAAAATATAAAATATAAAACGCATTTAACGAAGATTTTATATTTTATATAAAATGTAAACTTAACCAACATTAATACGGTATCATATTTTACAATTATAAAATTAAACAGTTGGAATCGCTTCCCAATCAATAATGTTACATATTTGTCTCCATATATTATCATGTTCTATTAATTTGACACGATCTTTCAACATGGGAATATTTTCTAAAAAATGGGTTTCATCCAATAATTCCAACAATTTATATAAAACAAAATGATAATTTAAAAAATTAATGCGTGTGTCGGGACATACTTGTGCATATGGAACTAATATTTCCATAAATAAATTATATAACGTTTCTTCTAATTCTTGACTAAATACTGGGGGAGATAGTCCTAATTTATTTTTTATAAATGCTATGTGTTCATAATATTTGTTTAATCCAAGTTTTTTAAGAATTTCTTTCATTTTTTTATAACTCAGTTCATTCATTCCAATACATTCTTTTTTAATTTGTAATTCAATCCATTCGATATGGTCATTTGGTATTTGAGTTGTTTCTTTTCCTTGAAATTGGGCGATAATTTCTTTAAAATGTGTAATTTTTTTGTAAGAATAAAAACATACTTCTTTTGGGGGTTCTTTATAACTTGGTTTTTCATTTTCTATTAAATATGGAATATGAGTTGCACAATGACTACATATTAAAACACCTTCATCTTCCAATGGCGTCATATCTCCAATATTACAAACATTGCATATATCCATATTTTTCAAATATAAATTCATATCAATGAATGATTCATCAATATTGCTCAAATATTTTTGAACTAAATTTTTTGTATTTATTTCATCATTTGTATTGCAATCTTGTTCAGTCGGTTGAATTTTAAAAATACTAAATAATAATTGATTTTTTGTTGTTATTGGTTTTACATTATTTTCATCCGAATTCTCAATATTTTTTTTACTTTCAAAATATTCAAAAATATATTTAGAATTATTTAAATAATAATTATTTTTTTTTCTTTTTAATTCATGAATATTTTCATTAATTTCAACAATTCGATCTCTAATTTCCATTTCTTCTTCGATAGTTAAATCTTCATTTACCAATCTATATTTACACATTAATCTTTCAGATTTTAATTTAGGTATAATATTCACTTCATCAGACATAAATTCATTTACAAATTCAGTGTGTTTTCCACCCAATGTAGTCAAATATTTTTTACAAACATTAATTTTTTTATTAGTTTTGGGTTTGAATGATGGCATATTTAAATATATTAATATTTTATTTATTTTCTAATTTAACCAATTGAATTAAAAAAATAATGTTTTATTAAATATGCAAAGAAAATAATTTAATAAAACATTATTTTTTAAATAAATAAAAAATTGATTCTATTATTCATATTTTATAAAGTTACCAGTTACCAGTTATAAGTTACAAAATTACAAGTTACCAATTACAAGTTATAATTAAATGATGAGTCAAATTAGAATTTTATCAATTGAAGGAAATATTGGTTCAGGAAAAAGTACAATGTTGAAATATTTAAAATCAAATTTGCAATTAGATGATGATAAATATAAAATAGTATTTGTTGATGAACCGGTATCTTCTTGGGAAAATATAAAAGATTCCAATGGTAAAAATATGATTGAGAAATTTTACGAAAATCCAAAAAAATATGCATTTGCTTTTCAAATAATGGCATTCACTACAAGACTCATTTACTTGAAAAAATCAATTGAAAATGCTTTAAAGAATGAATCTGATAAAAATATTATTATTATTACTGAAAGAAGTTTACACACAGATTGTTATGTGTTTGCTGAATTGCTGAAAAAACAAGAAAATATAGAAGACGTTTGTTTTCAAATTTACATGCAATTATTTGATGAATTTTCATTAAATTATCCTGTAAATACTATTATATATATTGATACAACACCTCAAATATGTCATGATAGAATTAAAAATAGGTCGCGTTTGGGCGAAGAAATTATAAGTTTAGATTATTTAATACAATGTCATGAAGAACACATTAATTATATTTTCATAAAAATGAATAAAGTTGTCAATGTAGTTATAGATGGTACATTAAATATTGAAGAAAATCCTGAAATATTAAATGAGTGGTTAAAAATTGTAAATAACTGTATAATAGATGTTAATTAATATTGCCTTTCACAATTTTAGATTTATTAGATGAAGAAATTTATAATTTAAGTGGAAATGTAATAATTAATTATTTGAAAGAAAAATATGATAAAAGAGAAATAGAATGCGAATATGGCATATCACGTTGTCGATGATTTTTTTTAACAGATGATGATTTAATTCCTATATGTGGTCTTGCTATTTTAGAATTATCTCATTGATATTTTAATTATCCATAATTGCGTTCTTATCAAAAGTTTGAATTTGATTATGATAAATCATTATTTTCTAAAAATCGTGATACTTATTGTGTATCAAGTG